GAACGGTGACACATTCAAGACCGGTGATCGGTTTAACATCGCCCTGGTCAATGATGTCAACTACGACACGAAACGCTCGACAGGCACGCTGAAGCAGTTCGTGTATACGGGCGTCAACCAGACGATCTCCGGCACGTCGGCCACGATCACCTTCACGCCGGATATCTACGGGCCCGGATCGCCGTTCCAGAATGTGGATGCGCTCCCGGTCGCCACGTCGTTGCTGACGCTCTGGCCCGGCACTTCGTCGCCCAACGGCAAAGTCGGCGCGGTCAACATCGCGATGGGCAAGAACGCGTTTGCGCTCGTGGGCGTGCCGCTCGACCTCCCGCCCGTGGGGGGCTCGGTCGTCATCTCCTCGCAGACCCGCGATCCGAATAGCGGCTTGTCGGTCGGCGTGCTGCGCATGTTCGAGCCGACGCTCATGCGGTGGATCAACCGGATCGACTGTGCCTATGGCTTCGGTAACTTCTGGAATGACCGCGACAGCGTGGCTGTTGCCTCCGCATAAAGGACAGACCCATGAGCATCATTTCAGCCGTTCCCGCGAAAACCTACGCGCAGTTCTCGAGCATCGTCTACCCGACGAATGCCACCACGCAGATGACCGTCACCACGGCGACCACGCCGGTGCAGATGACGACGGCCCAGCTCTTTCAGGGCCTGTTGCCAGTCGATTGCCAGGATGCCGGCAGCATCACGACCCCGACCGCGGCGCAGATTGTTGCGGCCATTCCCGGTTGCCAGGTCGGCACCGCGTTTGACCTCGATGTGGTCAATTACGGGGATACGACGCTGACGCTGGCGCTCGGCACCGGCGTGACGAAGACCACGATTGCCACCGTGTCGTCCGTCCTGACGATGGTGACCTTGGTGAGCAAGCGGTTCAAGTTCATCGTGACGACCACGACGCCCGGCTCGGAAGCCGTGACGGTGTGGGCCTTCGGGAGCACGGCGGCGGCGGTCGCGTAAACGCGTCACACTCAGGGGCCTCGCCCTTTCGGGGGCGGGCCTCTTCACCGATGGAGCACGACATGGCTGTAGCACTGACCTTTCCGCGCGTCCTCTACAAACCGGAGGGCGAGCATTGTCTGGTCACGGACAAGGACGAATACGACCGCGCCAAGGGTGACGGCTGGAAAGATGACGCGCCGAAGGACTGGAACAATGTGCCCGATCCGGCGAATCCGGGGGGCACCTTGCCGCCGAAGCCGCCGACCGCGCCGCCTCCCCCGAAAGGCGAGGCGCCCAAGGCCACGCCGGTGGTCAAGTGACACGGGCGGTCCTCGCACTCTGTCTCGTCTGGCTGGCGCTCCTCGCGCCGGTCCACGCGCAGCAGAAAGGCGATCCTGTGCGGTGCGTCGTCACGGTCTCGACGGCGACCTCGTTGACGGCCGTGGGTGGCGACTGCGCCGCGCGCCCAGGCCTCTCGCTGAATATCACCGATATTCTCTCGGTGACGAATGCGGCGGGGATTGCGGCCGACAGTTACAACACGTTGAAATACGGCACGGGCACCACCTGCGGCACGGGCACGACGGTCTTTTGGTTCGCGTATACCACGGCGGCCACGCAGGCGACGGTCGTGGATAACCGCGTGACGCCGATCCGGTTGCCGCCCAACGTGGATGTGTGCTGGATCAATTCGACCGCGGGTAGTAAAGCGTGGGTCATCACGGGGTTTTACGCCCCATGAGCCTCGCCTATGACTCGGGCGAACTCGAGGCGATTCGGGCGCATGTCGTGGGGCAAACCCTGCTCGAGCTCCCCGCCCAGACGGCGATCGGCTTGGCCTGTGCGGTCCTGCTGCATTACGCGGTGGAACAGCCCGACATGGTGCGCACGGTGCTGCACGAGCCGGTCGTGCGCGACGGATTCCGCGGAAAAAGTTTACTGAAAACCCTGACGCGGACCTGAGAAGGCCGCAGGAGTCTCCCGATGGCAAAAAGTGCGGTCCACGCGAATTCCTTCCTCCTCTTGATGTTCAATGCCACGCTTTACGCGAACGTGGCGATCAACGCGACGAGCTCACCCATCACGAGCATCTTTGCGAGTCTCCATACGTCGGATCCCGGCACGGCCGGCGACCAGACGACCAACGAAATGACCACGGGCGCGTATAACACCTACGCCCGCGTATCGGTCGCGCGCACCTCGGGTGGCTGGACGGTCACGACGAACAGCGTCTCCCCGGTGGCGGCGATCACGTTCCCCGCCGGTGTGTCGGGCTCGGGTGCGACGGCCACACACTTCGCGCTCGGCTCGCTGACGTCCGGCGCCGGTGTCCGGTTCTACTCGGGCACGATCACGCCCAACATCGCGTGTGGTGCTGGCGTCACGCCCTCGCTCTCCACGGCCTCGACGGTCACTGAGACCTAAATGCCGATTGTTACGGCGATTGGCATGGCGGTCGGGCAGGAGTCTGGCGATCCGCGCGATGCGCGTCTCCAAGCGGCCATCAATGCCGAGATCCATCGGTGCCTGGCCGATGGCCTCTCGGCGGATGGCGATGCGGACGTCATTCGGGATCGGATGAAAGCGGCCCACGAGGCAGAACTACAGGCCATTAACGAGGGGCGATGACGCCCGCGCAGATCGGGGCCAAACTGGCCGCCGATATGGTGGCGGGGGTGCAAGCGGCGTCCGCGAGCGGGCTCAGCATGACGCCCGCTGATGCCGTGGCGGTCAAAAGCTACGTTGATGGAGCCTACGCCTATGCCGCGAGTGCGATCGTGAGTCCCGCGAGCGTCGGCCGGGTGCCGGCCGGCTGGATTGCCTTTACGGCGCCCGCCGTCCTGACCGGCATCACCAATTACACCGTGCGGCTGCGCATCGCGAATAGTCCCACGGTTATCGGCACGCTGAGTCTCGGGTTGCCGACGCCGGACGCCTACGGCGTGATTACGGCCGATTGCACCGCGCTCTTTGCGGGCCGGGCGGCGGATAATTATCAGACGTCGATCGCGATTACCTATCCCACGGGCGTGGTGGATTCGGGCGTGTCGCCGCCGTTTATCCTGCCGCTGACGGTCGCCACAGGCACCTTCAAGACGGTGGGCCCGGGCAAGACCTATGCGACCGTGCAGGCGGCGGTGACGGCCGCGGTGGCCGGGGATACGATTCTTATCGACCCGAACATCACCTATACGGAAAACGTCACGCTCCCCAATAAAGGCGCGTTGGCGGCGCCGATCACCTTGACCACGGCGGCCGATCTGAGTCTCTTGCCGCGCGCCGGCCGTCGCACGAATCCCTCGTATGCGCCGCTCATGCCCTTGATCGTCTCACCGGGCAGTGGCATTTCGTCGATCATCATCGCGCCCGGCGCGAGTAACTACGTGCTGCGACACTTGAACGTCGGCGGCGTGCCGTTTGGCTTCAATGCCATCATCAAAATTGGCGCGAATGACAGCACGCAGCAATTTTACGCGGATGAGCCGCACCATATCACCGTCGATCAGTGCTATATCCACGGCGGGGACGTCTGCGGCCAGAAGATCGGGATTTGGACGCACGGCCGCTATATCACCATTACGAATAACTACATCGACCAGATCAAATCGGTCGGCCAGGACAGCCAATCCATTAGCGGATCGAATGGCCACGGGCCGCTGACGGTCATCAACAATTTCATTCGAGGCGGGACCGAACCCTTCATGCTCGGCGGGGCCGATCCGAACGTGCGCACCTACATGACCGTCACGAGCATTCTGACTGCCACGGCGGTGAATGTGACGTGTTCGGAAGCGGGCCATACGCTGTCTGAACTGACCGTCGGCCAGGGCCTCAGTATCCTCGTCGGGGGCGCCTGGACGTTCACGACCATCACGGGGATCACGGGTGGAGGCGCGTCGGGGGTGGTGTCGTTTGCGCCGGTCGCGGGATCGGTGGATGTGCCGGGCGGCTTACGGGCGGGGGTGACGCTGGGGATGGAGGGGCCGGGCTTCGGCCTCATTTTCCGACAGAACCTCTGTGGAAATGCCAAGGAATGGTTTAACGGCAACCTGCAGGCGCCGGTGAATGTGCAAGCCGTCGCCGCGGCGAGTGGCGGCACGCTGGCGGCGGGCACCTATTTTTATACGGTCCAGGGCTTCAATCCGAACGGCTATCAAGCCAATCCGGTGTTCTACGTCAATAGCGACGAGTCGATTGAAGTGCGCGCGACCTTGGGTGCGACGGGACATATCACGGTGACATGGACGCCCGATCCCTTGGCAACGATCTTCCGCGTCTGGCGGGGCGTGACGCCTGGGGCGCGCACGCAATACCATGACGCGACGGGCTCCTCGTATGTGGACGACGGCACGGCGATGATTGCGGCCACGCCCTTTGGCGCGACCCAGCATACCGTCAAGAATCTCTTCGAGCTCAAGGCCGTGCAGAACGCCCAGATCGATAGCAACATCTTCCAATATCACTGGAAGGGCGCCAGCAACGGGTGGGGGACGTGGATCAAAACCGTCAATCAAGAGGGCGCCGGATCTTACCTGCAGACGAAAAACGTGGTCATCGAGAAGAACATTTATCGGCACTGCGATGGCTGGCTCGAGGTGCATGGCACCGAGATTCCTAGTGGATCGGGGTTCCCCTATCCCGGGCCGATGGTCAATCTCACGGTGCGCAACAATCTGGTGTATGACTCGGGGCCGCAATGGGGACAGGGCTTTGAGATCTTTGCGATGAACATCAGCAACGGCATCCAAGGCCTGATCATCGATCACAACACGGTGATTCACACGACGAACCTGACGGGCGGCGGCCTGATCACGATGGACCCAGCGCAGTTGTTCCAGGTCACGGGGTTTAGCCTCACGAATTGTATGCTCAGGAAGGAAACCAACGGCATCAAGGCGGCCACATTCGCGTCTGGCACCGCCTCTCTCACGGCCTGCACGACGGGGGGCTTCACCTACAGCAAGAATGCGGTCGCGGATGCGACCGCGGCGAGCGATGGCGCGACGAACTTCTATGAAGCCCGCGCCCTCTGGGAGGCGGAATTTGTGAACTACGTGGCCAGTGGCGAGGGCGCCGATTTCCGCCTGAAGCCCACGAGCGCCTATCACCTCGCCGGGTCGGATGGCTTGGATCTCGGGGCGGATATTCCCGCCGTCCTGGCGGCCACGACACCGGCCTTGACAGGATGACCGGCATGATTCGCTTACGGATGCTCTTCGCGGTGCTCCTGCTGCTCGTCGTGGGCATCTGGGGCTTTGTGCAGGCCCAGACGCCTCCGCCCGCCACGGGTGTGATCGTGAATGCGTCGGGCACGCCGTCCATTACGCTCCTGAGTCCCTCGACCGGCGCGATCGGCTCCTCCGTCACGATTACGGGCGTCGGATTTGGGTCCGTCAAAGGCACGGCGACGGTCACCTTTAACGGCGTGGTGGCCAATACCACCGCGTGGAGTGCGACCAGCATCACGGCCACGGTGCCGAGTGCGACGACGGGTCCGGTCATCGTGACACAGAATGCCCTCGCGAGTGCGGGGGTCACGTTTACGGTGTCTGGCGTCGTGAGCAATCCGATTGATCCAGCGCGAAAAATCGACTGGTCAACAGCAGGCGTCGTCGGGGGGATTCCGCCTCGGACGCTCATTTGCCAGACGATGACCGCCGCGAGTAGTTTGGCCGCCATCAATACCGCCATCCAGAATTGCCCGAATGGGCAGGCGGTGCGCCTCAGTGCGGGCACGTATACGCTCGCGGGGGCGCTCGTGGGAAAAAGCGGCGTCACGATCCGGGGCGATGGCGCGAATCAGACGCTGATCAACACGACCGATCACGGGTTCTGTAACGGCCTGTGGACGGGCGTCGTGCTCTGCGGCAGTGGGGCGAATCCGGACACCGGCTTCTCGCAGGAAAATTGGGCGACGTGGACGGCGGGGTATGCGCGCGGGGCGACGTCGATCACCGTGTCGAGTTCGCTGAACATCGTGGCGGGGGTGACGTTCCTCAACCTCGACCAACTGGACGAGACGAGCGATACGGGGAACATCTGGAACTGTCTGCGTGGGGACTCGGAAGGCGGGAACGAATGCGCGAATAACCCCGTGGGATCGGGCGGGTTTGCGCGGCACGACCATAATTGCGCGGCGGGGTATTGTTCGCAGCAGCAGGAAGTGCTCGTCACGGCGTGCGCGCCCGCGTGCAATGTCAATGCGTCGACGGTCCTGACGATCACGCCGGGGCTCTACATGCCGAACTGGCGCAGCGCGCAGAGTCCGGGCGCGTGGTGGGCGACCACGACGGCGACGGGGATGGGGATCGAAGACCTCTCGATCGATACGAGCGTGTCGAATGCGAACTGTGCCGCGCTCGGGCAATGCGTCTGGAATATCACGTTGATGAACTGTTCGGGGTGTTGGGTGAAAGGCGTGCGGTCGATGTGGGCCTCGCGGAACCACGTGGCGCTCTTTGAGTGCTTCCACTGCACGGTGCGGGACAGTTACTTTTTCGAGTCCGTCTCTCATGCCAGCGTGAGTTACGGGATCGAATTGGTCGCGGGGTCGTCTGATGCGCTCCTCGAGAACAACATTTTCCAACGGGTGACGGATTCGACGCCGAACAACAACGGCGGCGGCGCGGGGAGTGTCGCGGCCTATAACTTCACGATCAATGATCTCTTTGCGGCCAACGGCTGGATGCAACCCAACGATTACGAGCATGCCTCGGGGTATGACTTTTGGCTCCGAGAGGGCAACGATTCGATCGGGTTTGAAGCGGACAACGTCCACGGGACGCATCATTTTACGACACTCTTCAGGAACGCCTATGCGGGCTGGCAGCAACTGTGTAATGGCGTGGCCTGCTCGGCGCAGACGGTGCCGGTGCATCTGTATGCGTCGTCGCGGTATTTCAATCTCCTGGGGAACGTGCTCGGCCGCAGCGGCTATCACAATAATTACGAATGCCCGCCGTCCGCAGCGGCCTGCGGCAGCGGGAACACGTCGATCTACACCCTCGGCCATACGGGCAATGGCGGGGGCACGATTGCGCTCCTGAATCACTTTTGCCTCAACCCCCCGACGTGTTCCTCGACAGGCGCGTATGACCCGCTGACGAAAGACAGTTTGTTCCGGTGGGGGAATTACGATACGGTCACGGCCACCACGAAATTTGACACGACCGAAGTGCCGAGCACCCTGAGTCCCTATGGCAATCCGATTCCGGGGAGCACGACGCTGCCCGCCTCGCTCTATCTCAGCGCCAAGCCGTCGTTTTTCCAATCGCTGACGTGGCCGGGGATTGGCCCGGATGTGGCGGGCGGGGATGTGGCTAATCTCGGCGGCCATGTCTGGCGGAACCCGGCGCGCGTCTGCGCCGAGACGACGATGGGGATCGCGTTTAGCGATACCACGCCGAAAGCGTTTAACCGCGTGACCTGTTACGGACCATAAATGGCCTTCGTTCAATCGATTTCCGGTCGTCAGTTTGCGACGGGGGGCGTCGAGACCCTCACCTTTGGCAGTGCCACAACGGCGGGGAATCTGATCTGCGCCGTGGCGTCCTGGACGCAGGGGACGAATGCCACAGTCGCCGTCACGATGACGGGCGAATCGTTCACGGCCATCCAACAATCGACCGATGGCACGGTCGGGGCCCTGAGCACGTTCTACGCGAAGAACCTCACGGGCGGACAGACCATCATCACGTTTACGTGGACTGGCACGCCCGGCAACGTCTCGATAGCCGCCCATGAATTGAGTGGACGTGATCCCTCGCTTCCGCTCGGGCAGTCCATCGCCGCGAATAAACAAGTCACGGATCCAGCCGCGGGCGGCGCCGATGGGGTGACCTCCTCCTCGGTGACGACGACGACCGCGAATGAGGACGTGATCGGGGCGACGTTTGATGAAGAGGGATCGACCAGCGGCATTGCGGCCGGCACGGGCTTCAGTCATCCGGAGAACCCTGGCGGTTTCGCGGTCGAATATGCCTCGAAAGCCGTGGCCGGGAGTGTGGCGGCGACCTTTACCCAAACGGGCGGGAATTTCGATACCTATCTGACGGGGATCGCGACCTTCAAAGCCGTGGCCGCCGCGGGGGCCACGTTATCCGGCACGGCACTCGCGAGCATTACCGAAGCCGACATTGTGGCCGGGGGCAAAACGATCGTGATTACGCTCGTCGGAGATACCTTCATTCCGTCCTGATGGCGATCACCTTCCTCAACTCGGTTGAAGTCGAGCGCACGGGCACGACGAACCCGCAGACGTGGACGCATGTGCCCAGCGGCACGGCGAAAGCGATTGTCGTGGCGATTGTCCACGGCACGAGCAGCACGGATCATGTCTCGGCCGTCACGTATGGTGGCGTGGCGATGACCCGAAAGATTCGCGCGACCGATACCGTCACCGAGCCGGGTGCCGCGGAATTATGGTTCCTCGGCACGGGCATTCCGACCGGCAATCAAACGGTCAGCGCGAGTCTCAATACCAATACGACAGACGACATGCATTTTGTGAGCATGTCCTTCGGGGCGCCTGGGGATACGACGGCCTTTGTCACGGGCAGCGTGAGTGAGAATCAGGCCGATCCGTCCGTCACGCTGGCCTATGGGGGGCGCACGGCGATCGCGGTCGCCGCGCTCTATGGCGGTGGTGCGACGTCGGCGGCCTTCACCCCGAACGGCAACTGCACGACGGTCCAGACGTTCAATATTGGCGCGAGTGCGTTCTATTCCAGCGTGATTCGGCAAACGACGGCCGGCACGGCAGATTTCGCGATCGGTGGCACGGCGGTCTCCGATGACGTCGCGTTCGTGGCCCTGGCTCTGTCAGAAATTGCCAGCATTGGCGTGGTGGCGGGGGCGAGCACGGCGACCGGCGTGGCGTCGTTCTCCAGCTTCCGGCGCGCGATCCTGAATGGACTCGATTCGGCGCAAGCGGAGGGCACGGGCTGGGACGCCAAGAAACCGACGATCGCGGAATCGGCCGTCGTCCGCACCTCGGCCACGGTGGTGACGATTACGCTCCCGGCCGTCTCCGGTTACGACATCACGGCCTCGGAGGTGATTACTGACACGGTGCCGGGGGTGGCCCTGGCGGGTGGCATCGATGCGATCGCCACGCCGACGCTCGGGATTACGGCCCTGAATGTGGGCGCCGTGTCGGGCCAGGCGACGGTCACGGCGGTGGGCCTGTCGACGGCCGTTTCGAGCGGCGCCTCATCCGGCACGGCCACGGCCACGGGGGTGGGACGTGCCACCTCGGTGAGTGCGGGCACGATCGCGGGCTTGGCCACGGCCGCCATGATCGGCCTCTCCACGGCCGTCAGCGTCGGCGCGGCGACCGGGGGCGCCACCGTTTTAGGTGTCAAGACGGGCGCGAGTAATGCGGTGTCGGCCGGGGTAGCCACCGTCAGCGGGGTGGGCGCGGCCTCCTCGCTCGGGATCGGCGCGGTGCCCTTTACGGACGATTTCAATCGGGGCTCACTCGGCTTTACGTGGGAGACGACCCTTGGCACGGCCTGGGTGACCGCCAGCTCGCTCTATCTGAAACCGGTCACCGCGAATGCCTCGACGGCGGTGCGCGTGCGGGGCACCTTTGTCGATGATCAGTTCGCGGAAGTGTTCACCGACGTGCCGACGCCTGGCGTGTTCGTGGCCTCGCAGGCCGGTCCCGCTGTCCGAATGGATGGCGTGGGCAGTGGCTATTATCTGCGCATCCTCTCCTCGAGTGTCTCGCTCTATAAACGCGTGCTCGGCGTGGAAACCCTCCTGAACAGTGCGGCCGTCACGACGCCGCTCGATACGCTGACCAAATTCCGGATCAGCGTGGCCGGGTCCGTGCTCACGGTCCTGGCGAACGGCACGCAACTGTTTACGCAGAGTGATACGAGCCTGATCAGCGGGAAACCGGGCTGTATGGGCGTGATGGGGGATGCGGCGACCTTGCCGCGGTTCGATGATTTTAGTGCCACCATTCCCGGCTCGCTCGTGCAAGGGGCGGGCGTTTTTACCTCGGCCCAGCCGGGCGCGAGTGTGGGCACGGCGACCGCGCTGGCGGTCGGGCAACCCCTCTCGCAAGCCATCGGGGCCTCGTTCGGGACGGCCTCGGTGGTGGGGCGCTATGGCGCCTTCGTGGATGCGCGGCGGCCGATCCTGAATGGGTTGGTCAGCGCGCAAAGCGAAACGCATGGCTGGAATGCGATTCGCGCGTTGATTCCTGATACGGCGGTCGTGCGCACGTCGTCGACGGTGGTGACGATTACGTTGCCGGCGTTGCCCACGTATGCCATCTCGGCGCTCGAGACCATTACCGACACGGTGCCGGGAGCCGCCCTCAACAGCACCACTGCCATCGTGGCCACGCCGACCCTGCCGGTCACGCCCAATAGCGAGGCCGATGGGGCCGTCGATGGGCATGCGGATGTGTTCGGGGTGGGGCTCTTGACGCAGGTGACCCTTGGCGCCGCGAGTGGCGCGGCGTCCGTCACGGCGGTGGGCGGGTCGATCAGCGGGACGGGCCAAGGCATTGGCGCGGCGGTCGGCGTGGCGACTCCCCTGGGGGCGAGCACGGTCAGTGCGTCGGGCGTGGGGATTGCGGTCGGAGCGGCTGGAGCGGATGGGCAAAAGCAACTCGGGAATCAGGCGCAGAGTTTCGGCGGCGCGACCGTTACCGCGGTGGGCACCGGCGTGGTGGTGCGCGGGGCCGCGGCGACGGGACAAGCCGTCGTCCTCGGGATCGGGGCGGGCGCCGCGCTGAGTGTGGGCACGGTCACGGGCACCGCCACGGTCACGGGCGCCCCGGCGCTCGGCTCGATTGGGGTGGTGGCGGGCGTGGCCACCGTCGTCGGCGTGGGACAATCGTTCTCGGTTGGGACGGGGGATGCCCAAGGCGGATCGGCGGTGGTCGCGGTGGGGGTTGGCCTCAGCACGGCGATCGGCGTCGTCAATGCCTCGTCCTCCGTGCTCGCGGTCAGTAGCGGGAGCGGACGCGGCGTGGCGCAAGGGGATGCGGTGGTGCAAGCGGTGGGCACGGCCCTATTGGTGCGCACGGGCACCGCCCTCGGGGCCGCCCTGGTGCTGGGACAAGGCGGGAATGCGATTTCGGTTGGATCGGCGGCGGGCACGTCCACCGCGGTGGCGGTGGGCGGGGTGGTGGTGCCGAGTAACTTTAAGCCGGCATGGGCGAGTCACAGCAATCAGCGGGTGGCATAACGTATGGTGCCGATCGGCGCTCAACTCATTGACGCAACCACGGGCTTCGCCTATACGGGGTCCGTGTCGGTGTTTGCCACGCTGGATACCGCCGCGCAACTCCCCGTGGCCGGTGTCATCACCAACGAGGGCAACGGCCTCTATACCTTCACGCCCGCCGCCACGGAGCGGGGCGGGCGCTGGAATGCCTATACGTTTATCGGCGCGGGGGCGGTTCCGGTCACGACCGTCTCGAATGCGCCGTTTATGCGGCGGAGTGCGGGACAAGTCTGCGGCGCCCAAGTAAACCGCGTCGACACCGGGGACGCCTTCGGTGGCCTGGTCACGGTCTTTGTGACGGGCGATGCCGGCAGCGAAGTGCTGGGCACGGGCACGGTCACACTCAAGGGCCACGGCTATTACACCTACGAACCGACCGCCGCCGAAACCGATTTCGGGATCATTGCCTATTCGTTTATCGGGGTGGGGGCGATTGGCGCGGCCATTCAGGTCGAGACGGTCAGCCCGCTCGTCACCGAACCGCCCGTCAGTCACCTCATTAAATCGGCCTTCATCAAGCTCTCGGTGCTCGGGGCGCTCGACGCGCTCGCGCCGGAAGACGCGGCCTTTGGCCTCGAGGAACTGAACCGCATTCTCGACAACTGGAACGCCGAACGGCAGGCCGTTTACTGCACGCAAACCACGTCCTTTACGCTGGTGCCGAATCTCTCGCCCCATACGATTGGGCCGACCGGCTCCTGGGTGATGACGCAGCGGCCGGTCACGATTGAATCCCTCGCGTGGCTCAGTGGGCAGATTTTCACGGACATCGAGGTCTACCTCGATCCGCTGCGGTATGCGGCGCTCGCGCAACCGAGTTTGCCGGGGATTCCGACGGAGTGTTTTTACGAACCGGCGTGGCCGAATGGCCGATTGTTCTTCTATCCGGTGCCCATCACCGCCTATCAGGTCGATTTGCTGGCGCGCGTGCAGCTCGCCGGCGTGCAACTGATGGATAACCTGTCATTGCCGCCGGGCTACCAAGATGCCTTGGTGTTGACGCTGTGTGAGTCGTTGATGCCGAGTTATCCGAGCGCGCAAGTCTCGCCCTTACTGCCCCTGCAGGCCGCGAAGGCGCGGGCGCGGGTGTTTAGCAATAACCGCCCGCCGCCACGGATCAGCACGCAGGATGCCGGCATCCCGGGCCGCCGATTGGGCGGCGTGTTCTATGATTTTCGGACCGGCTCATGGCGATGAGGGCTCATGGAATATAGGGGCTTCGTCGGGCCGAGTAACCCTTCCCAATCGCCGGGAGCGGATTGTGAACGCCTCGTGAATCTCTATTACGAGCCCAATGACATCGCCTCGGGCAAGCCGGCGATCTATTCCACACCTGGCGCCCGGAATTGGTTTGCTGTGCCGCATGTCGGCATGCGCGGCTCCCTGACCCTCAACGGCCGCACGTTCATCGTCATGGGGGCGGGCGTCTATGAGGTGTTCAGCAACGGATCGGCCGTGCTGCGCGGCACGGTGCCCCTCGATGGGCATCTGACGCCGATGGTGGGCAACGGGACGACCGGCGCGCAAGTCGCGATTGTGTCGGCCGGGTCGGTCTATGTGCTCGACCTGTTGACGAATCTCGTGTCGGCCGCCGTGCTGACGGGCGGGGTGACCCAGATCGGCATGTTGGACGGCTCTGGGCTCGCCTTTTTTGCCGCCTCGGGCAAGCTCCAAGTCTCAGCCCTCAATGATTTCACGACCTGGGATCCGTCGAACTTCGCCCTCCGCACGTCGGCCCCGGATGACTGGCTCGCGATGATCGTCAATGCCCCGGATATCTGGCTGATTGGCGAGCAAACCGGCGATGTCTGGATGGATGTCGGCACGGCGCCCTTTCCCTTTGCCCCGCGGCCGGGCGCGACCTTCAAATACGGCATCGCGGCGTATCAGTCCCTGGCTTCGGCGGGGGATTCCGTGCTCTGGTTGACCCAGAATGCTGATGGCGCGGGGATCGTGGTGCAGGCACGCGGGTTCGTCCCGCAGCCGGTCAGTTCGTTGGCCCTCGAGGCCGCCATTGCTGGCTATGCGGCGGGACCGGGTATTACCGACGCCGAGGCGCTGGTCTTTCAGTGGAAAGGGCACATTTTCTACGTGCTGAACTTCCCGGCCGCCAATGCGACGTGGGCCTACGACCTGAGAACGGGCGCCTGGACGGAACTCGGGCAATGGAATGCGGGACAGAACCGCTATGATGCGTGGCATCCGAGCGCCATCACCTACGCGTTTGGTCAGCATGTGATCGGGGAACGCGCCACCTCGATGATCTCGGTGCTCGATGAGCGGGTGGGGACTGAAGCTGATGGGAGTCCCATTCGCCGGTTGCGGATTCCGCCGGCCTTGCGCGCCGCCGACGGCGGGCGCCTCTATGTCGATCGGTTCGAGCTCGGGATCCAACGCGGACTGGGGACGGCCACGGGGCAAGGATCCGATCCGGTGGCCCTCTTGCGTATCAGCCATGATGACGGGCAGACATGGGGCTCGGAATCGGCGCGCTCGATTGGGCCGATGGGGCAGCGGGATCGATTGGTCTTTTGGTCGCGGCTCGGCAGCACCCGATCCACCTGGGTGCCGGAACTGGTGATCAGTGACCCGGTGCCGGTGCGGATCGTGGGCGCCTCGGTGCAGGCGCGCGGGGCCGCGGCATGAGCGGCACGCTGGCGCCGCCGCCGTCACAGGATTCCATCATTGAACTCGATGGATCCGTCGGGCGGAAACAACCATTCTACGTGGCCAAGCCGTGGATGGTCTGGTTTCAAGATGCCCTCGGGGCGGGCGTGCAGGCCAGTATTAGCCGGGTGCAGACCGTCTCGGTCCCGAACACGACCGATGCCGGCACCGGCGACATTCCGACACGGACGCTCTACACGGTGCCGTTTGCCGGCCTCTATCGCATCTCCTGCTTGCTGCGGATTTCGCAGGCCGCGACGGTCAGCAGCGATGTGCAGGTGACGTTCTCCTGGGTGCGGGCCGGGGTGACGATCATCGAGACCTTGCCGATCGTCACCGGAAATACGACGGCGACGGTGCAGGGCGAGACGGTCCTCGCGCATGCCGATGCGCTAACGGATCTCACCTATGCTGTGGCCACGCATAGCAGCGGGGTGACGCCAATGACGTTTGAACTCGATCTGTTCGTGGAGCATTTGTCGTGACGACACGCATTTTGCCTCCGTCGGAATGGGCGCGGCTCGAGGGCACCGAAGCCGAATCGGTGTGGCCGGTGCTGAATCCGGAGACGACCTCGATCGTGGTGGTCGAACAAGACGGCCAGATTATTGGCTGTCATGTGCTCTACTATGTGCTACATGCGGATGGGTTGTGGATCCATCCGGATCACCGGGGCAAATCGAGCGTGGGGCGACGGCTCTGGGCGGGCGTGCGGGGCATGGTGCGCGCCTCGGGCGTGACGGGTCTGGTGACCAGTGCGATGGATGAACGCGTCTGCGGCCTCCTCGAGCATGTGGGCGCCGTGCCGTTGCCGGGACAACATTTTGTGATTCCGATGGGAGTGAAATAATGCCGGCTGCCGTGCCGATTGCCGTCGCCGCTGGACCGGCCCTCGCGGGCCTGTTTGGCGCGAAACTCAGCTCGAATGCGACCGGCAAAGCTACCCAACTCCAAGTGGATGCCCAGAACCATGCGGCAGACCTCCAGGCCAAGTCGGCCGCGGACGCGCTCGCCTTCCAGAAGGCCCAAGCCGAAACGGACTGGCAAAACAGCCAGGTCACGAACCGGGCGAATTATGACCAGTGGGCCGCCGCGGAAGGACGCAAAAGCGGCCTCGGGGCGCTGCTTGGGTTGGGTCCGCGCGAGATTCCGGCCTTTCAGCCGGGGATCGATCCAGGCTTCACGTCCGGGGCCGCTCCCTTGCCCTCGTCGACGCCGGCAGGCACGGGAGCGTCGGCCTCGAGCAGTGCGCCTTCGGGGAGCCCCTCGGCCTATCTGAAAGGATTGCTCGATCAGGGCATGGATCCGCAGCAGGCCGCGGCGAAGACCAACGCGCAATTTAACCTCCAAACCGGCTCGCAGGCCGCCTATTACGCCCCCAGCGGGGCCACCGGCGGCAAGGCGGTCATCGGATTGCCAGATAGCTATATCTCGCAGGAAGGGAACGGCTGGCAGATTACGCAGCGGGCTGGAGGTGGGGCCAAGCCGGCCGCCCCGGCCGCGCCGATGTCCTTTGCCTCCTCATTCCTGCCCCCGCCGACCGCGCCGATTACGCCGGCGCTGACGGCCCCGTCGCCCTACTCGTTTGCGCAAATGGTGAGGTAACGGCGTGGCCATCAATCAAACCGACCCGAATCCGACCGGCCCGCCCGCGACTCCCAATGGCGCCGGCACCGGGGATTGGGAAGTGCAGGATCCGGGGACCGGGCAATGGCTGCCCTATCCGGGGAGCGATAACGGGCGGGGGAATGTGCGCGGGCCGGACGGGACGGTGTATAGCAATACCGCCGGATCCGATGCGTTCAAGGCCCAGACGGCCGCGCCGGCCGCCACGCCTCCGCCCGCGGCCACACCGCCGGCGCCTCCCCCGCCCGCCGGTGGCGGCACGGGTGGTGCCGCTGGAGGGCCCATTGGCTATGGGCCCCTGACGGCCCCGTTCGCGGGGCAGTGGACGCCTCCGACGAATACGCCCTATCCGACCGCGCCCTCGTTCTCGTTCAAAGATTTCGTCGCGCCCTCGGCCGCGGACGCCTTCAATGATCAGGGCTATCAATTCCGGCTCCAGCAGGGACGCGACACGCTCGAGCACGGCGCGGCCCAGCGCGGGAT